AGAGGACCAGGAAGAGCGCCCGTTAAGGAATGCAGATAACCGGATACCCTTTAATTTCCATGGTCTCCTCGTTAATCAGAAGGCCGCATACATGTTCGCTGCGCCTCCTCTATTTGATTTAGGCAACAAAGATGCCAACAAGAAGCTAACTGGATTCCTTGGCGATAAATACGCAAAGGTATGTAAAGATCTCTGCATTGAAGCGTCTAACTGCGCAGTAGGGTGGATGCACCTGTGGAAGGACAGTAAGGGAGGGTTTAAGTATGCAGTTGTTCCAGCGGAGCAAATTATACCAGTCTGGAATAAAAGCCTGGAAAAGGAGCTGGAAGGGTGCTTAAGAACGTACCAGGAAATAAATG